AAAGAATGGTGATTAACGATACGAAAGAAATCAAAGGTGACGATACAGTATTGCTTGATATCTCTGATATTAAGAGAGCCTTCAGGCGATACTTAACAGCCACAGGACTCGGAAAGAAACACCATGCTACTGAATGGTATCGTTTCTGGTACGAGTTGAAAGAGAAGGTTACTGTAGTTCCGAAGGAGAAAAATGAAATTCCCTAAAGAAGAAGGTAGCCATCATCTTATCTACAATATCTTCGATGATAAGAATGGTAATGTACACATTGGATATATTCGCCGGACCCAGAAAGGGGTCTGGCAACTCTATCTCAATGATGATTGTTCTCTTGATATCGAAGAAATGGAAGAAATCCTCAAGAAAATGAAGGACTTACAATAATGGATAAAAGAGTAGTTAGCGTTACGAAGTTTCTTATTTTCAATGAGGTAGTTAATCCTCCACCCTCTACATCCGGCCTCGCCGGGGACAATAACTACTTCATTGAGAATAAAAAAGGAGAGATTCTCGGCTATGTCAACTTCTATAAGCCGTGGAATAAGTACGTCTTTACTCCCAATATAACAATCACGACCATCTTCGATATTCAGTGTCTCCAAGCAATAACCTCTTTCATGAGAGACTTGAAAAAATGAACATCGAAAGAGTCAAGGCCGAAACAGAAAATATTAACTATCAGACAGCAGCTATGCTGACTCTAGTTAAAATCACTGATAATCTCATGAATAGTCTATGTCCTGCAGTAGTCATGTATCTTATTCATGAGATTGCAGTTCTCAAGATTATCAAAACCGTCCCTGATGAATGGGAAGATAGAAAAGAGATTCAAGACTTTCTACTTGCAAGACTTCGTAAAGAGATTCAACAGATAGAGGATGAGATTCTTCAGAAGAGGATGAATGATGATGTTTAAGATTTATTTCAAGAACTTCAATGGCGGAGAAAGTGAGAGGCATTTCGAGTTACTAGAAGAATGTTGCGTAGCATTCTTTCGTAATCTCGGCCCCTCAGTCCAGAGAATCGAACTACATGAAAAGACTGGAGAAGATTCTGAGAGATTAATCATTCAAGCCTATCGAATGGGTGAGAATGAACACTTTAAGATATCAAGAGTTTTCAACATCTTCTAATGATGAGTGTCACCTAAACACTACAAAATCGAGATTTAAGGAGTGGCCCTTGACAGAAACAAGAAAGTGTGATACAATGTCTAGGTTGAGGTCTACCCTTAAATCTCTTTATCTTGTATAAAAAGTAGAGCTATATGCCAACCGAAAAACGAGTCTTAGTAATAGACTCAACTATCCTCAATGCCCTACAGAAATGTCCTTACTATACATTTCTTTCGTTCCATAAGAATCTTCGTACCCAAATCATCGCGGAGCCTCTAGAAAGAGGTGATTTAACTCACCATATTCTAGAACACTACTATCGTTCCATTAAGGATGGAGCGAAAGTAAATGATGCGCGAGACTTTGCGGCTGATAAAGGAAGAATCAAATATCCCACTCTTCATATGGAAGTGGCAGCTTGTGAATGGATTATCCAGTCATTCTTTCTCTACGTAGAGCGTTGGAGACAGGATGGAATGAAAGTGCTTGAAGTCGAAAAGCCTTTCATGATGAAGGTTTATGAAGATTCAGAGCTAATCGTTTACTATGCTGGTAAGATTGATTTAGTGTGCGAATTGCCTATTATCGGCCGCACAGCAATGGACCATAAATCAAGAACAAGAAAGAACGACGAAACAGAACTTAACAACCAGTTCATTGGCTACGCTATCAATACAGACTCAAACGTAATCTACGTTAATGAATTCGGTTTGCAAACGTCTAAATCTCCAGAAGAAAAGTTTCGTCGGATGCCTCTCTCTTATACTGACGGAATGAAAGCTCATTGGATGAATAACATCCTGAGATATTGGATTCGTCAGTTAGACTATCATCTTCAAGAGAATGTTTGGCCCGAAGTCTGGAATCCGTGGCATTGTAAGAATTGTGTATTTGCTCCTGTTTGTAAGAGTTCTACAGAAGAAGAACGTGAACGTAAATTAAGAATGAACTATATAATCGGTGAACCGTGGGACGTTAGCGGTGCCTTAGAAGGTGAAACGAATGGTGAAAATTAAGGAGAAAACATGTCCTCCTCATAAATACAGAAGGAGGAATCTTAGTAAGGATAAAGAGAATCCATATCTAGTATTTAAGTGCATGGATTGTCCGCATTACATTAAGACGGAAATGGCAGTAGGATTAGAAGCTCGATGTTTCAAGTGTAATGGTAAGTTCTTTATAACTGCGAAGCAAGCGAGTGTAATAGCTAAACCGACTTGTCCAAACTGTGTAAGTAAGAGTGATAAAGGTAAGGCTCTTGAGGAGCAGGTAGATAACATTCTAGATACAATCTTGAAAGGTATCTAATGCTTGAGTTTCGCAAAGAGAAGAATGGGGTTTATACTATTCACGATGGAAGTATGTATATTGGAGCTATTTCTAGGAACGGCCGCCAGTATACGTTCTTAGCAGTTCCATTCTTTCCGTTTGATAAAGACAAGTTAGAACAAGTCCTAAATAGGATAAAGGAATTAGAATACGATGCCCATAACCTTGGATAAAGTGCCGATTGATAAGAACTTTCGCGCACTACTAATCGGCCCGACTGGTAGAGGAAAGACTATTGCCGCTGCTAGTTGGCCGGGAAAAACTCTTGTCATTGACTTCGACCATAGACATAAGCCAATTATTGATTGGTTTCCTGATAGACTCGGAGAGATTTCAGTAGAGGTTATCTACCCAAGTAATTATTGGGATGTATTCAAACCTCTCGTAGATAGTCTCGAATCAGGTAAGTTGAAGTTCGATAACGTAGTAGTCGATGGAATTACTACACTCTCTAACACAACCGTAGTCATGCAAATGATTGCGAAAGGTCAAGGACCAGAAAAGGGAAAGATTACTAAAGGTGGAGTAGCAGTTCCGTCTTGGGACGAATTCAATGGAGAGGCTATGTTAATCACACAGCTTCTTGAAACATTGAAGTCCATTAGATGTAACTTGTTCGTTACAGCTCACCCAGTCTCTAAAACTCGAATCGAAGGTACTAAATCAATCAAAGAAACCTCAATCATTTCATTCGGGACAAAACTCGGCCCGATGATTCCGGCTTACTTTGACGAAGTTTATGCCTTCGATTACGAGTTCGATATCAACGCTGGTAAACCAGTCAAGAGATTAGTCTTTACTTCACCCACTTCAGACTATCCTGATGTAAAGACTGCGTTAAAGGGACTTCCTCCAAAGCTGGACATTACCGGAAAGAATCTTTACGACGTAATGAAGGAGTATTTGTGAGATACTTCTGTTGGTTCTGTAAGAAGTCAGTTACTTCGGAATTACCAGATGATTCTGTTATTCGTGCAATTCTGGTCTGTCCAGAATGTATAGAACAGAAGAAAATCACAATCCCTGAGGAGGGATAATGTTCACTACATTTATCGGTGTGATTCTCGCGTTGGCTTTAGTTGGGCTAGTTATCTATCTAATCGAAACCTACATTCCCGGAGCTGCTGAGTTTAAGGTAGTAATCCGGGTGGTAGTGATTGTCATGTTAATCATTTGGATTGTTTACTACTTCGGTCCAAAGATTGACTCGATGCTTACGAGGTAAAGATGAACCTTGAAGAACAGGGAATTGTATCCACGATTGAGGAAGCTAATAGGAGATTTAACGAGCTTCTATTATTGGACCCAGAGACAGGTATGCCTCCAAAGCAAATTTGTTATGGGATTCATTTTCCTCAAGATACTAATAAGCAATTAATCCAGACTATTTGTGATACTTTTAAGCATAGTTATCAGTTCTACTCAGTAGATGGCTTAACAGTATTCGATATGAGGGATAAGGGTGCCACTGTTGGATACATGGTTTACCTGTTTAAGAAAAGTTTACTCTGATTGCTTAACCAGTTAGTCCCTGTCTGGGTAATTAGAGTGAAAATGGATTCCTACGAATACACTCGGAATAAGTAGGTCGTGACAAGCACGAGGCCCGTCCATCGAGTTCTTTTTGAGATTTACTCTTAGTAGGGTTCTAACTGAACAGAGTAAATAGTCAGACGGATACTGACTTAAAACAAAGCAACGTCTTAATTTGTGGTGACTCGACGTTAAATAGTAACCACCGTGACTCATAATGTTGGATACGATAATACAAACAGGTTTATCAGATACCTATGAGTGAAATTACTGATACGTGTCTTTGCGGCGTTGG